CGCACGCATGTTCGACGGAGGCGAGCACAGCAAATTGATCCAGACCGAGATCAACATCGAGATCAACAGGAGCTTCATAGCGGGCTACAAGCGGGCCCTGGACTCGGCCGCCAGGGGCTATGGGGGGCGATGATGCGCGGCCTAGTCATAGCAAGGGATCTCAGCAAACCTCAGTCATTCATCTGCCAAGAACCAAGTCATACCAAGGGGTTTGGGCTTGGGTCCTCCCGGCGACACATAGCGAGGGAGCCACGAAGCCGCGATTTATCTGTTGATAACGCTTCTCAATAAAGGTACAACCCTTGCCAGGGCCAGGCCGTAACCGGTGTAATCGCTTGGCATCACAAGGTTGTAACCTATTTTGTACGCAGCTGGTTACAATATGTCCATGGGTACAAATCCGATGCCGGTGACGCGGGCAGAGTGAACCTCCAGCAGTACGCCGATCACCGCAAGGCCCTGGGCCTCCGAGGGGCCACCCATGTATCAGTGCTCAGGGCGATTAAGAATGGTCGGCTGCAATCTCCAGCGGTTGAGCGTCAAGGAAAGGGCTGGGAGATTGACCCGGTTCTTGCTGATGAGCAGTGGGCACGGGCCACCGACCCGGCGCCCCGTGGGACCAATGCCGGCCAAGATCAGGGGCCCAGACCGAAGACTGCCACCCCAGAAGACCAGGTGCCCACGGCCAAGCGGGCTCAGCAGCCTGCAAAGGCCCGGCCATCGCCTAAGCCAAAAACGGAAACACTGCCGGACCCCGCCGATCCAATCGACGGACTGGACGACGATCCAGACACAGAGAAAGCGGATTTCAACAAGGAGAGGGCGTTGCACGAGCGCGAAAAGCGCTTGATTGCTCGAATGGATCGAATGGAAAAAGCAAAAGAGCTAGCCTATAGAGCAGATATGGAAATAGCCTATAACGCTGTCTTGCTCCAATTAACCACCCTAGCAAGCTCCGCTCATAAGCGAATCAAGGCAATGATCCCCCACCTTACCCACCAAGAGCTAAGCGAAATTGAAAGGATTATATCCGAAATTTTCGAATCTGTATCTTCTAACGAGTTTGAAGAGCTACCGGAATGATTGATCGCAATATCCGAAAGATGGCCAAACGGCTTGCCGCCATGGTAAAGCCTAAACCGTTTATGACGATGCTGGATTATAGTAATACTCATTATTATGTTACAAGCGCAACTGATGGCCGGCAGAAGTGGAGAACTAGGCCATATCAAGAAGATTGGTTCTTGGCGCCAACTGACCCAGAGGTTGAGTGCATGGTTTGCCAGAAGCCGTCGCGGGTTGGCTGGTCAGAGTACGTGAAAGCGGTGATCGTGTTTTTCTCGGACTGGCGCCGATCTAAGATTATGCTGGTGCAGCCTACAGACTCTGAAGTACAGAAATACAGCACCGAAGATATAGATTCAATGTTTGACGATAACCATGGAATACCCAGGCTAAAAGGACAATTAAATAATAAAAAAACAAAAGGGGCATTGAAGAATAGCTACGATTTTAAGCAGCTTGTCAATGGTGCATTGATCCACCTGGTAAGCGCCGCAACGCCTCGGTCTGGTCGTCGGGTGGAGCGAAGCCCAATCCTGTTTGAAGAGCCGGCGACCTACGACAGTCCCGAAGGTGACACCATTGGAAACCTGTTTCAGCGGGCCGGTAACATTTGGGATCCGTTCTTTACGATTGGCGGCACGCCAATATACCCTAATGATTACATGGAGCAAGCCTTTAAGAAAGGCGATCAACAGTATAGATATTATCCATGCCCGCACTGTAACCATTACCAACAACTGCGATGGGAGAATTTCATAAAGGAAGGTCCTAATGAAGGGCGGATTCGTTGCGAGCATTGCGAAACCCCAATCGACTACAGCAACCTGTACTCGATGGACAAGGCAGCTGGCTGGGCCTGCCCGCTGGGTCTGGATCGCAGCAAGCAGGTCTTGCGCAACGGTGTGCCGATCTGGCGATCACAGCAGGTGGGCCCTGGCATGAGCTACCACCGGGCGGCCATGTGGCCCGAGCTGGTGGCCCGGCATCGGGTAGCGCTGGAGCAAATGAAAATGGGGAATGTGGCGCCCATGCAAACATTTCATAATACAGATTTAGGGGTGCCATGGGCTGATGAAATAACCAGCAAACTTACCGGCGACGGCCTAGCCGAGCGGCGAAAAAATGTAGGCTTCGGCAATGGCTACCCATGGGACGGCGAGGAGTGGGACATTCCGACTGGAGTGCTGCTGCTGACCGATGGAGTGGATGTGCAGGGCGGCGGCGGCACCGTGGGCGAGCGGCTGGTCTACACCCTCTGGGGCTGGGGGGCTGGTGAGGAGGGCTGGCACATTGCCCATTTTGAAATCGAGGGGGACCCCCAGCAGCCGGAGGTATGGGAGCAGCTGGACGTGATCAGCACGAAGGCCTGGGCCCGTCAGGACGGGGGAACCATGAAGGCCAACCTGGGGGGTGTTGACCATGGCGGCTTGTGCAGCAAGCAGGTAGAGGATTTCTGCCGCGCCCGTCCCGATCGATGGGTTGCGATGAAAGGATCAGGCACCAAGGGGCTGCCGATCATCCAGAAGGGCAAGCCGACAGAGGTCAACCGCAAGAATCAATCAGTCACCCGCCGCGGCGGATTGCTCTACACCACTGGTTACGACGCCAGTGTGAACATGCTGAAGGCCATGCTTCGGGTTGAGCAGCCAGGGCCTCGATACCTGCATTTTGGGCAGGCTTCTACAGATGAGTTCCTGAGGGAGCTGTTCCCCTGGAAGTACGTCCCGAAGACCCGGGCCCGCACCGAATACCACTGGATCAATCCTCCAGGCTGCAACGACGAAGGCGGCGACTGCACCAGGATGGCCTATGCCGCGATGCTATTGGTGTCCCGCCGCTATGCCAAAGGCACCATGTGGGCCCAGCTCGCCCGCACCTTGGGCACCCAGGCGCCGGGAGGGGGAGGGGGAGGGGCAGCGCCGGCCCCAGCACGAGACCCCCAGCGGTCGGGCTGGTTGAAGGGCTCTAATGCAGGCGGTTCCGACCGGCGCAAAGGTTGGCTAAAGAGGTAAGATGGGGCCATGGCCTATACCTCTGAGGATGTTGCTGCGGATCTTGCTGAGCTGCGCAGCAAGATCAATCAAGGCGTCTTGAAAGCTCGATTCAGCGACGGCCGGGAGATCACCTATCGAAGCCTGGATGAAATGCGCCGGATCGAACAATCCATGGCCGCAGAGGCGGAGCCGACTACCTCGCGTCGGGTTCGCCGCACCTACTTCAGCGTGTCTCGGCCAACCTGATGGGCAAGGGCAAAAGCAAGAGCAAGAGCAGGGGCAAGCGGCTAAGGGATGACCGGGAATTTGCCCGCCGCACCATGGCCCGGTTTGAGGCCGCAGAGGACACTCGGCGAACCTCTGGCTGGCGGACAAACAACAGCGGCCCAAACAGCGATTTACGACAGGCGTACTACTGGCTGGTCAAGCGGCACCAGGATCTTGCTGATAACGATGCCTACGCCTCCAGAGCAATTGGCGTAATTGTAAATAATTGGATTGGTGATGGGATTATGAGCACTCCTACGGGTGCGACTAACAAATATAAATCAAGCTGGAAAACCTGGGCAGAATCACGACATAGCGATTTTTACAGCACCCATGATTGGTACGGAAATCAATCCGTTGGGGCCAGAACTACAGCGGTGCGCGGCGCTGTACTGGTGCGGAAGAGGATATATCCTGAACTATTTGAGCGTCACGGAATAGTGCCTTTGCAGGTGCAAATGCTTGAGCCCGATTGGCTAGATTTTAATAAAGACAATTCTCAAGACATATTATTTGGCCAGCAGTTTGATAGCGCAGGCCGTTTAATGGGTTACTGGATTAGAGACAGCCACCCTGGTGAAACGTCGCTAGGTATTGGCGTCAGGGTGCAAAGCACTTTTGTACCGAAAGAAGAAATTAGTTTACATTTTGATTGCAGGCGAGCTGGCCAGAGAATGGGGCTCCCGTTTGGCACGGCAGCGATTTTGACGCTGCGGGATATGGGCGACATCAGGGCGGCCCAGCAGATGAAAGATAAAATTTCAGCTTGCTTTTTTGGGGTTAGCTACGACTCTGATGTTAATGCAGATAAACTCCTTGATGAAAACGGTAACCAAATAATCGGAGTTAATTTTGATGAAATTGAGCCTGGCGCAATTGAGCATCTCCCACCAGGTCGAGACTTCAAAGCATTCACCCCGCCAAGTTCCGGTGATTTTGTTAGCAC